CAATCTTTCCAAGAAGAAGTTGCAGCACATAAAGAATTTGAATCTTTATTTGAAGGTATTACAGAAGTAAAATAATGAATGATAAAATTAAACAACTTGCTGAACAAGCACGTGATTGGGTTAATACTGCCGATAATGTGGCACCTGATGTGGAATATGTAGTTTATAAGAACGCATATTTTGATTGATAGTTTTACCAACATAGGAATCGTTGGTTAGTTTGTTTGTTATTTGATAAATATACATGCTGGCATTCCTTTACAATGTTAGAGTAGGTACGAACGGCTAATTCGGTGACCTACACCTATTTATATATTATGGAGATTTTATGAGTGATTTAAAACACACACTTTGGGTGGAACGATACAGGCCCCAACGAGTAGAAGATTGCATCTTACCGGATGCAATCAAATCCACATTTCAAGAGTATGTCAATAGAAAAGAAATACCGAACCTTTTATTATCTGGTACTGCCGGCGTTGGCAAGACTACCATCGCAAAAGCGCTCTGTCAGGAAGTTGGTTGCGACTATATTGTTATCAATGGCTCTGATGAGTCTGGTATTGATGTTCTCCGTAATAAAATTAAAAACTACGCTTCGGCAGTTTCTCTCATGGGTGGTCGCAAGGTCATCATCATAGACGAAGCAGATTATCTGAATCCCAATTCAACTCAACCTGCGTTGCGTGGCGCAATTGAGGAGTTCTCGGGCAATTGTTCTTTCATCTTCACTTGTAATTTCAAAAATCGTATTATTGATCCAATTCATTCTCGGTGTTCCGTCATTGACTTCAAAATTAATGGTTCTAAGGCAAAGATGGCTGCGGCTTTCTTCAAGCGTGTGGAATGGATTCTGGAACAAGAAAACATAACATATGATAAGTCGGTTGTTGCCGCTGTTATCACCAAGCACTTTCCTGATAACCGTAGAGTTTTAAATGAACTACAACGATATTCGGTTTCTGGTACTATCGATAAAGGCATTCTATCCAATATTGCTGACATCCAAGTTGATTCTTTGGTTAGTGCTTTGAAAGAAAAAGACTTTGGTGCTACTCGTAAATGGGTTACGGGTAATCTAGACAATGATCCAGTTAAAATCTACCGTAAACTATATGATGGTTTGTATGAAGTTTTGAAGCCTCAGTCTGTACCACAGTCAGTTCTTATTCTTGCCAAGTATCAATATCAGGCAGCTTTTGTGGCTGACCATGAAATTAATATGGTAGCCTGTTTGACAGAAATTATGGTGGATTGTTCCTTTAAGGATTAGATTGTTTTATAATATATCTGGATAGTCCTGTTTCTAACATAGCTTGTTTTATTGATGAATATTTTTTATTATTAACTATTACCGGTTTAGAAGTATCTCTTCCATTTATTTTACCCTTACGCATTTCTGACCATTTTAATTTTTGTTCTTTGCTATGATTTGGTATGTTTATTAAATTTTGTGACTTTCTGGTTATTGATATTTTTTGCTTTATTGATTTCGAAAATGTTCTTCCTTTTTGCCAATCAGTATAATTATCGATTTCCAAAATATCAATAAACTTGTTTTGTTTACCGTTGGTAATCCATATTCTATTTTGACCACTGGGAAAACCTGAATTATTTTTGTTTATAAAATCATTTCGCTTAGATGCATTTAGTTTAGTTAAAACTTTTTGTTCCCAACATCTTGCTTTATATGAATTTGTAAAAGTTCTTCTTATTTCAAAAAGAAAATCATTTTTTCCATATTTGTTTATTAATTCTCTAACATAATTAGATGAGGTAAAATAAGATTTCCATAGGTCGTTTGGATTACAATTTTTTGAGTATCTTACACCATAATAATATTGTCTTGTTGTCTTACAATATATAATGTATGTGTATGGTATATTTTTCATTATGATGAGGTATTTTGTTATGTTATATATATTTAGTAATTTTAGTTTTTATATAGTTGATTGTGAGTTCAAGTAATGCCGGACCTGTTTAAAGAAATTCTTCCGTCTATACTCCAAACTAAAAAATCTGTATTCCGTGATGACTTAGATTATAAGGAATACAAGCCTTTTATAGTCAACCGAGCCTTATCCTATCATATGGACTGCGTTCTTTATGTCAATGAATTGAACAAGAACCCATCCATTGATCCGGACATGCAATATTTGTATCTTCTAAATACCATTAGACCTATGAAACGGAAATTTCAACCGTGGCAGAAATCAGAGGTCGATAAGAACCTAGATTGCGTCAAAGAATTTTTTGGATACTCCAATGAGAAAGCCAAAGAAGCACTTCGTATTCTAAATGATGAACAAATCGCTGAAATAAAAGCTAAAACAAATAAAGGCGGAGTGAACAAGTAATGATTTCAATTATTGATTTAGTTGAGGTCACATTGAATGAGAAAGATGATTTCCTAAAAGTCAGAGAAACATTAACTCGTATTGGTGTGGCATCCAAAAAAGACAGAATTCTCTACCAATCTTGCCATATTCTACACAAGCAAGGTAAGTATTATATCGTCCATTTCAAAGAACTATTTGCTTTGGATGGTAAACCAACTGATATTTCTGAGAATGATTTATCTCGTAGAAATGCTATTGCCAAATTACTCCAAGATTGGGGACTGGTAAAAGTGGTAAATACCAAACAGATTGAAGAGCCTGCTCCTATCTTCTTATCACAGATTAAGATACTTTCCCACAAGGAAAAAGACGATTGGGAACTGACTCCGAAATACAACATAGGTTCCAAGAAAAACTATATTAATTAGGTTTCTGTTTACAGTTATCAAAGTGCCAACGTTTCATAAGGCCTACATTTGCCTTTTTGTAACAATGTGGACAAGTTAATATTTGTTGATTGAGTTTAGCAACCACACCGTGTTTCTTATTCTTTTGTCCGATTCGTTGTTTTGATTCTTCCGACATACCAACTTTTCGTTTAATTTTTAATCGGCCTTTTGACCAACCTTCAGGAATCAATTGGCCTTTTTCTAACCGTTTATGGTTGTGTCCGTCATTGATCCAAATTTTATTTGTTGTGGCACCAAAACAACCTTCACCACCTTCCGTCATATTATAACCTTGATTAAAGGTATTGTATTCACGAATAAACTGAGGTTCCATTACATTTAAGGTGTGTTCTTTATCATGAGATTGGTATAATATTTCCCATTCAAAATTATTCCAACCATGTTTTCGGATGGCGTCATAGAACTTACCTTCCCTGTTATAATTGGCATTTTCTAGGTGGCGGTACATTCGTTTAGGCCAAGCGGAATCAAAGCCAATATATGACTTTCCGTTGATTTTATTGGTAACTTTATAAATGGTATTCATAATATTATTTATATAACATTGGGATCAATTATCATTAATACCAAAAAATATATTGACTTTTTCTTAGATTTGTGTTATAAATATGAATGTAGTCGCTTCGGGGCTACATTTTTATTAACTCGCTTATCAATAAGGAGAAACACATGACAAGCACAAATCTATTATTTCCACAATGGACTTCTTTGTCCAAATCTTTGGATCCTTTCACAGTTGGTTTTGATGATGTATTAGACCAAATCCGTGATATCTCTGAAACAGTCGCTAAGGCTACACCTGGTTACCCTCCATATAATATTCGTCAAGTAAAAGAAAATAAGTATGTCATTGAAATAGCAGTTGCTGGTTTTGCTAGAACCGACATTGAAGTTACTTTAGAAGGTAACAAATTGGTAATTAAAGGTTCTGCTATTGACAGCGCTGAAGATCCAGCAAGTTTCATTTACAAAGGTATTGCCAACCGTAATTTCACACGTAGCTTTACTCTTGCCGACAAGGTAGAAATTAAAGATGCCGAAATTGCAAATGGTATGCTTAAAGTATGGTTAGAGAATATGGTAAAGGCACAGGATGCAGTAAAGAAAATTACTGTTAAATCGAAAGATGAATAACTGGTGGCCTGTTACTGATGATGAATGGGAAGAATTAAACTACCCAAAAGGTAAATAAAATAAGGGGCCTTGACTGGCCCCTTTCTTTATGTTATAATGGATATATTATGAAAACTTTGAACAAAACTCGACCTGGTTATATTGCTAGTACAACTGGTGGTAAAGCTATTCTTAAAAAGGTTCGTTCTAAAACGAATTCTGACATCTACTACACTTACTCTAATTGGGCGACCAATGAAATTGATGGTGTAACTTTTATTCCTGTGGTAAAATCTTTGCCTGATCCAAAGAAGCAACAGGTGATACATTATATGCGTAAAGATAATATGGAGTATGTGAAATGAATAAAGTAGAACAATTTAAATTATATCAACGTAGAGCATTTGAACCTAGCAGTAAAGAAGATTTAAAAATTGCTAGAAAATTCTTTCATGATAATAAGTGGGAATACGGTTGTCCTTTCTTCTTAGAATGGCCTTATCTAGATATTCCATCAATGTTAAAAGATAAAATTACTGATTATACACTTAAAGGTTTATGATGATTGATTGGTTAAAATACTCCGGTTGTAACATTATATTCAAATTGAACCCCTTCCATTGGCGCTTGCATTGTGCTTATAATCAAAGCAATGAAGTTTGGGAACAAGACGCTCTGGTACTCGAATTATTACCCATCACCATACGAATATGGTTTGATGACGGCAGCTGGTAAAAATTTGGGCCGTTAGCATATCGGTAGATGCGTCCGGCTCATAACCGGTTGAAGAAAGTTCAACTCTTTCACGGCCTACCAATAATATTTTCAGGATAATGAGTTTCCATGTGGCAGTTATGGCACAATATAATACATTTTTTTGCTTCTTCTAAAAGTTTTTCAAATTTATTATTTGAACAATGCCTGATATCCAGTGTAAATTTTTTATCATGTAAATGATGAAAACATAGCGCAGAGTAATTATTATTGTAACCACATTTACTACATTTAGAACCTAATGTATCCAATAATTTGAGTTTATTTTTTTCGCCCCTTTTTCTTTGTGATTTGTAAGATTGATTTCTAATATTGCTGCTTTTCATTTTACAAGAAACGGAGCAATACATTCTTTGTAATCCAACTAGTTTTTTTGAACAAATTTGACAATTCATTATATACCTCCTGTTAATATATATAGTATTATGATAATTTTCATAAACTATTTATTTAAATAAATAATTATAAAAAGGAAAAACATGGAACATTGGGGAAAACACCTAATTATCGATGCAAAAGGTTGTGATATTCAACGATCCAATGATCCAGAATATATTAAACATTTTACCAAAGAATTGGTAAGAATGATAGAAATGAATGCTTACGGAGAGCCTCAATTGGTACATTTTGCTGATGGTACTGATAAAGCTGGTTGGACTGTGATACAATTAATAGAAACCTCGAATATAATTGCTCACTTCTTGGACCACAATGGAGACCTTTACCTTGATGTTTTTAGTTGTAAGGACTTCTCTGAGCATGTAGTAATCAGCACATTACGAATGTTCTTTTCACCAGGTGAAATTAAGCATCAAGTAATTATGAGAGATGCTCGTACCTAAATAAAGCTGTGTGATGTATAACTTGGAAATGCAATTATTGGGTCAATTTACTAAGGAGATAGACCTAATGAAGTTAAGCATAGTTGGTTGTCCCGATAAACAACGTTTCCGCCCGTATGTTAAACGAGCCGCACAGTTTTACGCACAAGAATTGATGTCAGACAAAATGTTGGAAAACATATTTGTCCGTATAAAGTTTAATGATAAAATAAATGCTTATGGATATGCCTCTGTTGAAGATTATAATGATAGTGGCAAACCAAGAGAATTTGAAATAGAAATTCACTCTGGTATTGGTGGATACGACATCCTTAAAACTTTAGCTCATGAAATGGTTCATGTTAAACAATATGTTTACGGTGAAACCAACGAAACCCTAACCCGTTGGAAAGGTCAAAGAGTTGATTCTGATACAATCGATTATTGGGTTCAACCATGGGAAATAGAAGCTCACGGATATGAAGCTGGGTTGTTTACCAAGTTTGCCATTCAAGAAAAACTTTGGGAAGTATTTCAAGGCGTTACCAATCCAGAAACCGATATAGAAATAGAACCAATCGGTTGGAAAAATATACCACAAGAAAGTGTTGACAACGACACTATATAATGTTATAGTATTGAATATGCGGTGTGTAATAGTACGATATGAGATACCCTCTTATATTAGCTGAGCAAAGCAGAACGCCGCTCCAAATTTCTAAAGGATTAATCATGGCAACAGCAGCGAAAAAAGATAAATCAAAATCCCCGATGTTAACCAAAAACGGAAAACCCCGTTTAGGTCCTCTCAATCTAGAGCAGCTAAATACACTTTTAGAGTCGGCTCGAAACAAACACAAACCAAAAATTCTGAAAGCTATTGCTCGTAAAACAGTATGACATCAAATACAAATCCTACTTGGGGTAAAACTTTATCCAAAAAACAATTGTTAGATATGCTTGATAGAATTTACGCAAAGCAGAAAAAAGAAAAGTAACATTGCGGGATTAGTTTAATGGTAAAACTACAGATTTCCAATCTGTTGTCATCAGTTCGATTCTGATATCCCGCTCATAAGAATTGATTTTTTATAAATAATCATATACTAGGAGAGTTCTATGTATTATGCAATTTATAAAATAACAAACAACATTAACGGTAAAATTTACATCGGTTCACATAAAACCAAAAATCTTAATGATGATTATATGGGATCGGGAAAATATCTTAAACGAGCTATTGAAAAACATGGTATAGAAAATTTTAAAAAAGAAATACTTTTTGTTTATGGTACTCCCGAGTTGATGTATAAAAAAGAATATGAACTGGTCAATGAAGAATTTATAAGGGAGAAAAATACATATAATTTAAAAGTTGGTGGTTTTGGTGGTTGGGATTATATCAATAATGATATTGAAAATCGTATCAAAAAAAATAGATATGCTAGATCACAAGCAGAATTATCTGGTGCTTCTAAAAAAGCACAAGAATATTTCTTAAATAAAAGACAAGAATATAATAATAGTCCTTCTTTATGTTTTACTTGTAAAAAACCTTTGGATTATTTAAAACGTACATATAAATTTTGTGGTCATAGTTGTTCGGCAAAAGTAACAAATATAACCAGAAAAAAAGTAAAATAATTAAAAAAATATTCCGAAAAACCCGAGCAAGGCGCATGGGCGTGACTGTTAATCACTGGTTAGTAGGGTTCGATTCCCTGATTCGGAGCCAAAACAGAGGTGCCATGCCTATGTCTTTCATTCCCTAGAAAGATATGCACAAACTGGCGAAAAATACAAAGACGAGTGGTCGTGTCAATGTATCCTTATTCAGACCTGAGGATTGTCGTCCAACAGTAGCAAGACACAAGGTCTTTTGTTTAGGGACAGAAGGCATTGTTGAGAATGTGTGAAAAAGAGTAAGCAATCCTAACTGTTAAGGAATATCATCACCCTTGAGGTGTCCATCCGAGATCCGGAGATGACTGCTGGCTGAAGCAGTATGAAAGGTGTAATCGAGGAGAGGAGTATAATAACGAAATAATCCCTTACGGGGTCGTTTGAATCCTCTTAATCACAAAACAGTATTCTCAATAATGACTATATACTTTATTACATAAGGAATTGATATGATAATCGTAGATGAAATGAAACCAACAAAAGATAATATCATTGTTGACCGAATTGCCGGTGAAAAAGAAACCGAATCAGGAATTATTTTAAAAACATCTGATGGACCAGATAAAGCAAAAGTAATTGCTATTGGACCTAAAGTTGATGAAGTAGAAGTTGGTGATGAAGTATTACTTAACTGGAATGGCGCAGTTAAAATTGCCAATGAACGTTATGTAATCAAAATTGAGCACGTTGTTTTAATTTATTAATCTTGCGCGGAGTAGCTCAGAGGTAGAGCGCTGGACTCATAATCCAGAGGGCGTAGGTTCGATTCCTTCCTCC